CCATCTCGGGTTGCCTACTTTTGGTATTGGTCATTTGGTTATTGATAGTGATCCAGAATATGGACAACCGGTTGGAACACCTGTCTCAGAAGATAGATGCAATGAAGCCTTTGACAACGACGTCCAAACAGTCATCAATGACTGCAACATCTTATATCCTGACTTTGATGAACTCCCAGAAGAAGTCCAAAGAATAATTGCAAACATGATGTTTAACATGGGGCGTCCAAGACTTTCAAAATTTAAAGGCATGAAACGTGGAGTTGATGCTAGAGATTGGAATGCAGCCGCAGACGAAATGGTTGATTCAAACTGGTATAGACAAGTAACCAAACGTGCAGATAGATTAGTAGCAAGAATGCGAGCAGTTAAGATAGATGATTAAAATCTATGCAGTTGTTATTGTAGTAGCATTACTAGGCGGTGTAGGTTATGCTGCTAAGTCTTACTACACAAGCACGCAGAATACAATTAAAGTTCTACGTGAGAACAATGCAAAATTAGAAATTGCCGCTGAAACTGCTGAAGCAAGCACAAAAGCACTACAAGCAGATATTGCAAAATCAGCCGCACTGAATAAGAAATTACAACAAGACCTACAAAAAGCCGAAGCATACGGTGATGAACTTCGATCTAAACTTAATAATTTGAATCTAGTAGTCGAAGCATTAAAAGATGCAAAAGTATTAGAAGGAAAAATGAATGGCGCAACGGCAAAGTTATGGCGTGAGTTTATGGGTGATACTGGTAACATTAACCAGCCTCCTCTTCCTAAGTGGTTGCACGAGTCTGATGCAGGAACCACAAGTGAAAGTAGTAACCCAGGTACAGAAGATAAAGATACCAACAGTAGCTCGCCCAAAAGCAGTACAGTTAACTGATACCAGAACGTTCGTAGTCACCAAAGACAACTACGAGGAGTTTGTAAAAGAGTTTACAACAGTTTATGGTGAACTTGCCTTTGTTGCACTTAGCATGAAAGACTACGAAAATCTTGCATTGAACCTTGCTGAGATCAAAAGATACTTGCAACAACAATCTGAAATTATTGTATACTATGAAAACGCAGTAACTGAAGAGCTTGACAAAAGCAAAGAAAAGTAATACAATACACTATGAATCCTTATACTATATTGGGCGTTGCAAAAGATGCAACTGCTGATACTATCAAGCGAGCTTACAAGGAAAAAGCCAAACAACATCATCCTGACCGTGGCGGAGATGCTAACCGATTTGCTGAGATTAGTAATGCGTATGATGTGCTGAAAGATCCTCAAAAACGCAGTGCGTATGACCATTATGGAACTGCTGATCCACAAAAACAAGGTTTTGGCTTTTCGCAGTCGCAAGGGCAGCCTTTTGATTTTGACACAATATTCAACATCTTTGGACAACGAATGAATCCGAATCGACCACAACGTCCAAGAGATGCAAGAATAACAATGGCAATTGATTTAGAAGATGCAGTTAAAGGTGGAAAAAGAACTCTTGCACTACAGATGCAGGCTGGACAAAATACAATCGAAGTAGATGTTCCTCCAGGCGTTGTTGATGGTGAAAACATACGTTATCCAAAACTTGGTCCAGGCGGCTTAGATCTGGTAATACACTATCGCTTGAAACCTCATCCACGTTGGCAACGTCATGGCAACGATATGCATACGGAACAAGATGTTAACCTTTGGACACTAGTTGTTGGCGGTAATATAAAAATCACAGACATTATAGGACGTAATTTTAATTTAAATATTGCACCCCGAACCAACCCAGGCAGTATCATGCGTCTTGCATCATGTGGTGTGCAGAGAATTGGTCATAATCCTGGAGATATCTTTGTAAAAATAAATGCAAAGATTCCTGTAGACATTCCTGATGAAATAATTCGTGCTATTAAGAAACACACTCAATAAATATAAACACAAGGGAGAATTATGCAACACAGTCCTGAAATAGAACAAATTCTTGCAACTGCACATAAACTTGCTAAAGACAAGAAACACGATTATGTAACAATTGAACATCTTACATTAGCACTTGTGCAGTATCCAAAATTCAAAAGATGTGTCGAGTCTTTTGGTTCTAGTTCTGATGCAATTATTGAAGATTTAAATTTATATATTGATTCCCAAACCATGCTGGTAAGCAACCCTGTCAAAGGTGACCCAAGAAAAACCAATGCACTGGAAAGAGTTTTTAACAGAGCATTGACACAGGTTATGTTTGGTGGTAGACGAAGCATGGAGACCATCGATTTATGGCTGGCAATAATGGCTGAAACTAACAGTCACGCTGCCTACTATATGCTTAAACATGGACTTGTCAAACAAGAATTTGTCATGCACTGGCAACAAACATACAGTGGTAAATCAAAAGACGGAATTGAAGTTTCACATGCAAATGAAATACTCGAGGAACACTGTATAAATGTAAGCAAACTAGCCAATGAAGACAAACTTGAACCAGTTATAGGTCGTGAAACAGAAATTGAAGAAATTGTTACAGTTCTTGCAAAACGATTTAAGAGCAATGTGTTAATGGTAGGTGATCCTGGCGTAGGAAAAACTGCTATTGCAGAAGGCTTGGCAACTAGAATAAAAGACAATACCGTACCAAAGTTTCTTAAAAACTTTGAAGTATGGGGTTTAGAAATAGGTAGTTTGCTTGCTGGATCTAAGTATCGTGGTGAATTTGAAGAAAAACTAAAAGATATAATAGCGGCATTGGAATCAAAAAAGAACTGTATACTTTTCATCGACGAAGCACACACAATGAAAGGTGCTGGTTCCACAGGTGGAAGCAGTTTGGATTTTTCCAACATGATTAAACCTGCTATTACCAAAGGCAATCTCAAAGTAATTGCAAGTACAACATGGGAAGAATTCTACGATAGTTTTGAAAAAGATCGTGCATTGATGAGGCGTTTTTACAAAGTCAGCATAGATGAACCTGACAAACAAACCACCGTAAAGATACTAGAAGGATTGCGTCCTAGATTAGAAAAGTTTCACAATGTAGCAATAGACAAAGGTGCTATTGAAAAAGCTGTCGAACTAGCAACTAGATACATGCACGACAAGAAAAATCCAGACAAGAGCATAGACCTAATAGATGGAGCATGTGCAACTGAACGTGTGAAAGATCAAGAAGGTTTGGTTATTACCGAAGATTTAATTGACAAACAAGTTTCAAGAATTGCAAATATTCCAGAAACAAAAGTAGCAAGTGATGCTAGTGAAAAAGTACAAAACCTAGATAACAACATCAAAGAAAAACTTTTTGGACAGGATCATGTGGTAGACGAAGTACTTGAAAGGCTCTATGTAAACTATGCAGGAATAAGCACACCAAATCGTCCAATGGGAGCATTTTTATTTCTTGGTCCTACTGGCACAGGTAAAACTGAATTTGCTAAACTGTTAAGTAACAATTTAGAAATGCATCTGTTGCGTTATGATATGAGTGAATATCAAGACAAACACACAGTTAGCAGTTTACTTGGTGCACCTCCAGGGTTTGTTGGCTATGATGATAGCACACTTAGCGGTGGTAAACTGATTTCAGATGTTAGTAAAAATCCTTACAGTGTCTTGTTGTTTGATGAGATTGAAAAAGCCCATCCAGATGTAGCAAACATATTTCTACAAATGATGGATGAAGGTAAGGTCACAGGATCAAATGGCAAAACTGTTGATGTAAAAAATTGTATTATTATACTAACATCAAATCTTGGTGCAAGAGACAACGAAAACAACAACATTGGATTTGGTCAAGAACTTGCACGTACTGGCAGCGAAGACAAAGCCGTTAAAGATTTTTTCAAACCAGAACTACGCAACAGATTGGACCTCACAGTCAAGTTCAAAACACTAGAACCATTGGCAATCAAAAAAATTGTTGCAAAATTCATCAACGAACTTAGAGCAAATCTCAAACACAAAAATATTAATATTATTGTAACAGAAGCAATGGTAGACTATCTTGTTGACGTTGGATATGATCCTAAAATGGGTGCAAGACCATTGGGCAGAAAGATTGACGAAATTATCAAAGTGCCGTTGAGTAAAAAGATACTTTTTGAAAAACTAGAAAATGTTCATGTAACTGCTGACGTATGGTTTAAAGGCAAACGTCCAAGAATTACACTTGATGTTAAACCTAAAGGCTCACCCAGTGATGCTTACATAGACACAAATGGTATTGTAACTGTCAATGAAACACAAGAATAGGAACGGATAAATAACAGCATGGCAAAGATAAATTCAACATCAATAGCAATCACAGTAAGCGAACTGGTAAAAGACGATTCTCCTAGTAGAGAATTATTAAGTCAAGAAGTGATCTCACAACTAGAACAAGTTATAACACAACTTGCTAGTGAAGGTGCTCCCGGACCTGTTCTGGTAGAAGTATTAAAAGCAGAGTAACATGAAATCTAGCAGTCTTGAACTTATAGCACAAACAACACATGAACTAGGTACACCTGCAACCATTGTAGGAACTAGACAAAAAGGTGTAGGCTATTATGGCGGACAAGGTAACAGTCAACAGATTAGATTTCAGTGCAATGACTTTCCTGGAACAGTAATAGTTCAAGCCAGCCTTGATAATGATCCAAAAACATCTGATCCAACAGGTGAAATTCCATATGCACAAGCCACAGATTGGTTTGATGCATACACTTTTCCAAATGATAGTGCAGATGGTTCTAGTTTAATTACAACCGACCAAAGCATTACTCTATATGGAAAATTTACATGGGTCAGAGCAGTTGTAACTGATTTTACTGATGGCGAAATTGGTCCAATCACAATGAGTTACTAGGAATAAAAATGGCATTAAAAAAATTAGTTATTATACCAGGAGGGTTTCATCCGTTTCACGCAGGGCACAAAGCATTGTATGACGCAGCGGTTGCACAGTTTCCAAAGGCAGATGTATTCATTGCCGCTACAGATGATAAAAGTTCAAGACCATTTCCTTTTAAATTAAAGAAAACACTTGCTGGTATAGCAGGTATTCCTGCACATAGATTTGTGCAAGTAAAGTCGCCGTTCCAACCACGAGAAATCACAGATTTGTATGATCCAGAAACAACCCAACTAATTTTTGTTCGAAGTGACAAGGACAGTGGCGTATCACCATTACCAGGTGGATTCAAAAAAGATGGAAGTGCAAGTTATCTACAACCACTAAAACGCAACAAGCCAGAAAACATGAAACAACATGGCTTCATGACCTACTTGCCTACAGTTCAGTTTGGGCCAGGCATGACCAGTGCTACAGAAATACGTAGCAAATGGCCAACCATGAGTGATGATGAAAAAGAAGATCTCATTGTAAATCTCTACCCAATGAATTCAAAACCAATGGTAAAGAAAGCAATTGAAATATTCAACACTGTGCTAGGCAACAAACAACCTGTATCAATGTCAATGGGATCAATTGAAGAAGATAAAAAGTGTGGTCCAGGCGAATACTACTGTAGACAGAGTCAAAAGTGCAAGCCAATTCCAAAAGGCTATCATGTGATGCCTGATGGCGAGCTCATGAAAGATTCAGAGCATAAAGTAAAAGAAACTAAAATAATTCAAAAAGACAATGAAGTAAGCATATTACCAGCAGGTGGTATGGGGTCACACAGTGAACAGTCAATCAAAAGCAATCTTGCAGATAAGTTACGCACACTATCAGACATGCTAGAAGATGAAAACTACGATAATCTTGAATATGTGATTTACAAATCAGGTGCTATGGAATCACTTGTGTCAGCACTAAGGCAGTATCAAAGTTTCAAGAACAAACGTGGCAATCGACCTATAAAAAAAGATGTTGAAATTGATATCTCAAATGAAGACTACTTGCCTGAAGATGAAATG